TTAAACTATCTATAACAAATGGACCAGATGTAGGAAAATCTGTTGTTCTTTTAACAGGTACATCTCTTACTAATGTATATACATCACTTACTGTAGCACCACCACCGATAGTAATTGTACCACCACCAGATGTGCCAGCACCTTGTACTGAGTATTCTGTAGCATCACTTGGACTAGATGCATATGTAAGAAGTGTAGCACCTTTAAATACTTTTATATCTGTTACTTCAAAGATTTCAAAAGAGTATGCAAACTGCGTTTGCCCACCTGAAGCAGTGTATTGATTTCTTGGTGTTGTATCATTTACGACTATAGCCATAATATTATCCTTGTACCATTATTCTAGTATATCCACAACATTTTTTTCTGCTGAATTAAATAGAGATTTTAAATAAAATACATTATTAAAAGGTATCATACGTCTTGCAATAGATGCTCTCCTATCTAATTTTGTATCTTGATGAAACAGTTTATATAAATCAGCACCTAATCCTCCTACTGGTCCAAATGGTTCTGATATGACATCTTCTGGTGTACCTGTAAAAGGATTTTTTTCTCCCATTAAAGGTCTTATTCCAAAATTATTATTAGACATAACTTCTGCTATATTATTAATATCTAAAAAATACGCAGTCAAACCAGAATATTCTATTGCTTTTAATATTCTTTCTTCTTCACTTTTATATGCCCACCATCCTGGATTTCTAATGTAATCACTTAACATACCAGCAGAAAACATAGCCATCATTCCAGATACCACACCTTTATGTCTACCTTGTAAGGTACTTATCATTATTCTATTAACAGAAGCAAATGCCCATGACATAAATTGTAAAGGAATTTTAAATAAATTATGGTGTCTATCTTTCATATCTTTATTCCAATGACTGAATTTTGCTTTACCATAATGTAAATATGTTTTATCTGTATCTGATGGTGTAACTATAGTATTGTTTTGTTCTGCTCTGACTGCCGCTAAAACATCTCTTGCTAAAATAGGGTCTTCATCCATCCATTTATCTATATTTGTAAAGTAAGTATCTTTACCTTTATATTTTTTTGGTCCATCATGTTTTACCCATAGCTTATATAATCTACTTAATTTATCTTTACCAAAACCTAAGCTAGTATAAATTTTTAAATCTACTTCAAATTCAGCATATCTTTTACCAGTACCAACTGCTTCTGCTAATCTGTATATATTATCATTTGATATATAAGCTACTTGTCTTTTCCATAAAGCTGTCCATTGATTTAATAAATTTGCTGTATAAAAACCTGTGTTAATTTTGCCTAAGCCTTTTAAAAACATATCTCCTATTTTACCAAATGCTCTATTATAAGTGTTACTAGATTGATCAGCTTGATCTGCTACCCTTTGACCAGCAACATTTAATCGTGTATCAAAACCTTCACCACTCATTAAAGTTGCTTCGCCTGATCTTAATTTAGCTTCATGTGCTAATAAATTAGTTTGAAAATCTGTAAGTTCTCTTTTAAATACATTTTTAAAACCATGTGCTAATACTATTTTCATTGGGTCTGCAAGACCAGCTACTGTTGCACTACCCATCATAATTGTTTGTGTAAAGTTCATCAATCCTTGTGCTAGTTGATTACCTCTTGATCCCATATCTGTGTTATGATTTATTCTACCTAATGTAACATCAATAATATCTTCTATATTATCTCTATGCATATTTAATTTATCCATTTGCTCTTTTGGATTTGCTTCAAACTCATCTCCATATCTCATAATCACATCTTCATGTATTCTATACTGTTCATGAGTAGCAAATCTATCTCCATCAAATGCTCTTGCCATTTCTAAATTTACACCAGCTTGTCTTAAATATATTCTTTGTATATTTACTACATCTGTATCTATAAAATCAGCAATACCATTATAATCTTTTAAAAACATATAATTAGGAATATCTATTTTTCTTAATTTTACAAAAGCATTTGTACCTTTAGCATGAATATTATCTATATTTAAATTTTCAGAATCTCTTAGTATAGTGTTTACTGTTCTTATAGCTTTATCTCTAGCTATCATATCTACTAATGCTTCATTAACTGGATAATATTGTTTATTATATTTGTATCTTTTAGCACCCATTTTTAAATAAGTCATAGCAGTTTTTAATTGTGCTTTAGGATTTTTTAAATAATGTTTTTTTAAAAAATTAGTAAATGCTTCTCTATTATCTTCTATTGCTGGTATCATAAAATCTCTATGAATATAAAATGCTTCATCATCCATAGCTTTTGTTTGTCTATCTTTTTTACCTACTGTTAACATACTTCTTTTAAGACTAGCATAATATGCTTTTTGGTTGATAGTCATAGGGTCTTTCATCTTTTTTAATAATCTATTTAATGCACTTATTTGTCCTGATGTAGCTACAAATTCTGTATCTTTAAACTTAAATACACCTACATCTATTTTTTTAAATTCATTTGCTGATCTTAATCTTTCAATTAAAGACTTTACATAATTTCTAGTTTCAGGCGACATAGGATTTGTTGTAGAATCTTCTAATATAGTTTTTAATATTTTTGCATCTTCTTCATAATGATCTTTTAAATAATTATTAAACTTTTTTATTTCTTCATTATCAATATTATATCTTTTACTATAGTCTTTTTCTTTTACAGTTTTTAATATATTTGTAAATGTATCTTTAGCAGTTTCTCTTTGTGTTTTTACACTTGATAATAGTTCTTCTAATCTACCACTAGCATTTTGAGATAGTACATCTCTACCAAACATTTCTTTTTCCATGTTACGCAAAGCATCTAAATGTCTACCAGCATAAAACTGTGCATTAAAATGTAATGCTTCCAACACTGCTTTAGGTAAGGTAGGATTAGGATTCTTTAATAAAGTTTCATATCTTTTTAAATCTTCTAAAACTTCACCAAATTGTCTAAAAGCATTATTATATCTATATTGTAAATTATCTCTTGTATTAAAAAACTTTACTGCATCTCCTTCTTTTTTAATTGTCTGCATAACTTCATTAAATTTTTTAGCTACATTTACTACTTGAGGTATAGGATGTTTAATCTGTCCAAAAGATTCAGGTTTACTTGCGTTCATAATAACTCTACCAACTTCTTGATTAAACATAGCTGGTGTCATTACTTTTTTATCTCTACGATTAGCTATAAATGCTTTTAACGAAGCACTATAATATCTTGTATCCATAGTTAAAAATTCTTTAGTAGTTTTTACACCAGTAAACATTGATTGGTATTCATCTCTAGCAAACTTAACAAAATCTTGTAATGTCCATAACTCCCATCTACCAGCATTTAACTTAACAGAACCACCATACACATTACCATCTCCAGTAGGTTCTACACCTTTTTTAGCATCACGATACATAACATTTCGATCTCCTAAGACTCTTTCTAAAAATTGTCTAGTAGCTAAAGATTGATACCTAGTAACTGCTTGTCCATACATACTAGCTTTCATAAAAAATTCTAAACCAAATGCTTTTTCAGGTAATGCTTCTGGTTGTTTTAATTTGCTTATGCTTCTATCTGCAAAATTACTTGTTAAATATTTTTGATAATCAGAAGGTTCTACATTAAAAGCTTTTTTTAATACTTCTTCTTCTGATACTTCTATTTCTTTTGGATTTATTACTACAAAGTTATCATCAATACTATCTAATTTATTTGCTGCTTTTGCTTTTATTTTAACTCTTTTACCTAACGTACCATCTATTTTTCCGTTATACATAGTGTTTTGTTTTTGTCTTCTTATTTCTCTTAATGCTAATTCATTAATACTATTTTCATAATCAGGTAATCTTTTTTTATAATTAGGATCATTTCTTTTTAAAAACCCTAAAGACTCAGGTGCATTACGAGTATGCATTACTTCATGCATAATAATAAAATCTAACCACTCTTGAGGATTATTAAATGTATCTTCTGGTAATGCTTTTACTCCTGATAATTTTGGATTTGTCCATGCTTTTTTATCATACAATTCTCCCATTATATATTTAGGATTTATATATATAATCTTATTTTTATTATCTGTATAAGCACTTATTATTCTCATTTTGCCAGCTTCATTTTTTATTTTATTAGTATTTACAAATTGTATTTTATATCCTTCTGGCATTTTAGGAATAATAACATTACTAATATTAGCATTACCTTCTTGATCTATATTGATTATACTTGGTTCTGGCATAGGTTGTTTCTTACCATACCTACCATCAAATGATAATTTAGGTTCATATGTAATTAATTGAGGATCAGTACCTTGTGCTGGACTATTATCATAAGTTATTTTTGAAGGTTCTATGTCTATATAATCTCCGTCATAAGTAATTTGTCTTACTTCATCTGCACCATCATCTGCGTAAGTTGCTTTAAAATAATTACTTCCAAATCTTTTAGATAATCCTCCAATAGTACCACCTAATAAACCACTTAATATAGCACTGCCACCTACAGCATATACACTTTCAATAGGTTGATAGTGAGGATCATTGTAACCTCTTGCTAGTTCTTGACCACCTGTAAGAACAGCACCAGCAGTACCCATTCTTTTTGCTCCTCTCCAAAAACCTATACCCCATACTGTAGGTATAGGTATCAAGTTTACAGGATCAAAAATACCAGCAAACAAACCAGCACCAATAGATTTATTAATTGCTAAATCTTCTCTAACAGAAGCCATTTCATTGTATATTGTATTTCTGTAATCAAATTCTTTTTGTGACTTTGACATTACTAAATCTTCTTGTAAGTCATAAGGTAAGTCTTTTATCATATCAGAACTTACTTCAAAGTCTGGGTCTTCTTCAAATTGTCCTTGTGCTACTCTATCTAAAAAAGGTTTATAAACAAATTTATAGTTATCTCCTACATCTTGCCAAAAAGAACGTGTTCTTGTAGGTGCTGGATTTGGTCTATATCTTAAATCGTATAAATCACTCATTCCAAAATGCTTCAAATTTATCTTGTGTATCTAACTTTAAATTCGTATTATAATTATTTTTATATAACCAATATGCTTCTGATGGAGTATCGTAAGAATTTAAAGCACCTTGAGTTGATAACCATATTCTTACCATAGCCATTGATACTAAAGGATTATCTAAATCAGTATAGTTTAAATTTTTTAATTCAAACTTTTTTCCTCCACCTAATAAATCAGGGAAATCTCTATTAATAGCATCTTCTATTTTTTTAATTGTTCTACCTACTATCGGAGGTAATCCTGTTCCAGCTTTACCATAACTATCTGCATTTAATTCTTTAGTATGTCTTCGTTTAAGGTCATCAAATATACCTACTTTTTCTTTACCTGTATCTTTATCATAAGTAATTTTATCCATTTGTGCTATACCAGTGCTTACTCTACCTTCTTGATATGTAAGTTTATTTATACCAAATTCACTTTCTGTACCTAAAGTAGCATACATAAATCTTCTATTAGTTTGATTGTTATTAGCTGTAATGTTTAATATATAATCAATACCTTCTCTAACCATATCTTTGCCTTTTGCTTTATCTACTGTGTAACTATAATCAGGTTGGTCTATACCTTTATATGCTCTGTAATCATCTGCTATAACTTTTTTTAATTTTCTTTCTTCTGCTAGTGCTTGTTTCTCAGATGAATAAGATGGAAATTGATTTAAACCTCCTACAGAAACAATATAATCTTCTAATAATTCTTCTTCTCCTGGTTGTATCTCTCTATACACTCGTTCATTTTGATTGTTTGTATAAGCAATAACAGAAGGAATAAGATGATATTTTTTTGTAGGTACTGCTCCATATGTACTAACAACATTAGTTGTTTCTACTATTCTTCCTTTTGTAGTAGTTATACTACCATCATCATTAAGAATACCATTATGACTGCCTAACACCATTCTATGTAAATTTATATATTTTAATTCTTGTTGATTAATATTAACAACTTGTTTTGTACTAAGAGTATTATCTCCTACTGATAAAGGAGTAAACTTACTAAATCTAGGTTTATATTTTTTTACAGAATCACCACCACTAATAGCTAAATCAGGTATATCACCTTCTTCAGTTGTTCGTATATCTAAACTTTCTCTTTCTAATAATAGTTCTTTTGTGTTAGCTTGATTTAAAAAATTATTGTTATCATGTAACATAATATTTAAAGGTATTATAAGGTCTTGTCCTGATTCATTTTTAATACTGCCATGTTCTGCCATAGCAGTAGAATTTGCATCTTTAGCAGTAGTTCTTGATCCTATTAATATTACTTTATATCCTTCTGTAATATCTTGTGAATTTTTTACTGCTTGTAATCTAAAGGTTACTCCAGGTATTAAAGCTATTTTGTTTCCATTTTTATCTTGTATTGTAAATACATCTTTAATTAAAGTTTCTTTACTAGATAAATTATCTGTAATTGGTGTTGCATTAAATTTTATTTTACCTGTATTTACATAATTTAATTCATTAGGATTAATAGTTCTTGCACCATATTTTTCAACCATTCTTCCTTGAGAATTATCTTGAATCATTTTGTCTATATTAGATAATTCTATTCCATCTGATAAATTTAAATCAAAAGGAAGTGTTTTTAATTCATTTATAATTGCTATTGTTGCACTTGTATACATAGGATTACCACCAGCATATGTAATTACGTTTGATGCAATTTGATGTCCTTCATGTGATAATGTGTCTTCATTATATAAATCATTTCTATCAGCAACATTTACAATGTTATCATTAGTTTTAAATACTTCATTCATAATAAATCTATCTTTAACTGGTATAATAGTGTTTAGCCTTGCTTCAAATACTTTTTTTAATAATTGTGTTATATCTTGATCACCATTCATTAATTGATTATTGTAATCTGCTATAGTACCAATAGTTACTAAACCTTTTTTAATTTGTTCATATGCAGTATACATTTCTACTTGATTATCATCTGTTTTATATTCATCAAATAAAAGTTTTCTTATATAATTTTCTTTAGCTACTTTATTTTGATCTTGTGGATTTTCCATTCCTATATTTGAAAACATTTGATTTGTTAAACCATTAAATGTATTTTTATCTAATGAATATAAATTTTTTAAATTAGTATAATATGATTCTAAAAAGGTACTATCTGCTGGTAATGCACTTGCCGCTTCTAATTTTGCATATTTATTTATATCTTTAAAATGTTCTTGTGTTACATTATTTTTTTTTAACTGTGTAAAAAATTCTACTTTTGTTTTAAATTCTTCAAAGTTACTAGCTGGTCTACCTAAGTAATCATAAATAACTTCAGGCATATGATTTAATGTTTTATTATATTGATGTGTAATTCCTACTAAATTATTTATGTTTTGTATTTTTTTATCTTTATCTTGCACATTTAAATAAGCATCTAAATTTGTAAAGTCTATACCATAAGATTTTAAAACTGTTTCATTAAAATGATTATTCCTATCTGTTTTTGAAGCTGGTGAATATCTTTGATTTGACTTACCAGAAAATATATTAGATAAATTTTGATTAGTATTTCTATCTTTTTTTCCTATAGCACGTAATTCTTCTATTCTATTATTAAGTTGATTTACAATTTGTTTTTTTACTACATCACTACCAGCAAATAAATTTTGTAAATCTATTGCTGTATAATCTTTTGTACCTATTGTATAAGTATCTTTATCATTACCTGAACCATCACTTATAGCATTTTTTAATGCAGTCAAATATCCTACATTATCTATTTCTGTATCTTTATCTGGAATTAAAGTACGAATAACTTGTACTTTATCTGTGTCTTTTAATAGTTGTTTTGTTGCAATTAAATTTTTACTTTTAGGATTAACTTTTAATTGTTGTTCTACATCTATTAATAATTTTTCTATAGGAGTATTATTATCTGTAATTTTATTTATAAGTATTTCTTCTTGTTTTTTGTCAATTACTTTTGATTCAGCATTTGCAATTTCTAATAAATGTTTTGTAGCTTTTTCTTTAATTCTTTCTTTAAAACCTATATGATTTATTCTTGCTTTAGTCATAGAATTATCATGACTTAATATACCACTATCTTCAGAATCAGTTTTAAATTTAGCATCATGTGAAGTTAAAAGTTCTTCAAAACTTTTATCTGTAAGAGTATTATTTTGTATCATTTTTTCTAATGCTTCATCTATTTGTATATAAGAGTTCAAACTTTTTTCTTGCATTAATAAAGAATTAGTTGCAACAGTATTTTGTATGGTTACTGCTTTTTGTAATCGTTCTCTTATTCTATTTCTTGTAGCATCACTATTAAATTTATCTAATACAAATTTACTATTTATTTCTATATCTTTACCAAGTTTACTTTTTATAGTAGCTCCTGTACCAGTACCATTTAAAACACCTACAATACTTTCTACCTTGTCAATATTTACATATTCTCCTTGTTCATTAACATGAAATACATCAGCAATAAAAGCATTTATATTACTTGCTTCTGTAAATTCTAATAATTTTTTTTGTGCTAAATCATTTTCACCAAAATTTAATTTAACATATTTTTCTATTGTTTCTTTAAATCTACTATCTATATCTCCTCTTGTTTCAGAATCAAAAGTAGTATTTGCCATTTCATCAATTAAGTTATCTAACCTTGTTACTAAATTATTTGTAAGAGTATTTAACTTTCTTGATGCTAGTTTTTTATATTCATTATTTAAATTACTTGATATACGATCATTAGCTTTTGACATACTAAAGTTTTTAAATTCATCTGGTACTGCTTCTAATATACCTTCTACACCAGCAGTCATTTTTGAATTTAATAAATCCATATCATTAATTGAATCAGGAGTTTCTAACCAATCTCTATAACCATCATCAATTTTCTTAGCTATCGTATCTTGTATAGATTCTTTGTATTCTACAGTTGCAGCTTCTTCAAATGCTTTTTGATAATAAATACCACCTGTTTCTACTTGATTATATATGGGTACATTATTTTCATCAAAAGTAACTCCATGTGTTTTACCATCTCTTAATCCATCTCGTTCAGCTCTTACTTTTGCTAATGATGAATATCTGTTTCTAGCATCATCTGCTACATTTTTAACTGTGTTAGCAAATTGTACTGCTGGTCTAGGATCAATCTGTCCTAAATTATTACTAGTAGTACCTGTTCTTTTTATTAAAGTTCTTTGTAAATCTGAATATCTTTTTACCATAATTTATCCTGTAAATGTATATCCTTTATTTACTGGATTTGATACTGGTCCACCAGATGAATAGTTTGAATTACTTGTACTTGTTGTAGTTGTATTCTTATTAGGATTACCACTCTTAGTCATAGAGTAATCAGCATAGCCACCAGCAATACTACTTGCCGCTCCTAATGCACCAGATTTAGTATAGAAACTACTTAGGTCTGGAGTTTGTGATCTTACTTTATTTACTGATATTTGTGTAGCTATTCTACTCTGTTCTACTTGTCCTCCTAATCTTAAATTAGCTATATCTTTAGATAATGCTTCTTGTTCATAATCTATTAATGCAAGAAAAGATTTGTTTTCTAACCCTCTATTGTATGCTCTTTGTGTAGCTATGTTTCTTCTAACCATTTGTTTTCTTTGTTCTTCTTCTTCAAAAGCATTTAACTTAGCAATCTTTGCATCTTCTTCTAATTGTGCATTTTCTATTGCTATTGAACCTTTTAATAATTCTGTATTACGTCTAGCTATACTTGCTTGCATACGACCTGATTGATATTGACTACCAGCACTTACTGCTGTTGCTATTAATATTGCTGTTCCAGGATCAACACACATTATGCCATATACTCCATTACTAATCCTGTTACTCTTACTGGTAAAGGATCACTTTGCGTTATTGTTATTGTTGCATCTTTATTGTAACCAAGTAAATAAAAATCTTTTTTACCTGTTACTGCTGTTGGTGATAAAGATAAATCATCAGTTACTTGTCTTAATATTAAACGATTATTAGATACTGTAGTAGCTAATGCTGAGTTCAAACCTAACACAACTTTACTTATTCTTTTAGGTTTGCCTTGCATACTACCACTTGGTAATACTGTTTCTACTGGCATAGTTTCTACAGATACTTCATAATCATATCCTACTGTAATTGTTGTAGTATCAAAACCACTTGATAGTTCTAATACTCCACCACTTGTAACTGCAAATTCACCCATATAAAAATCACCACTTCTTACTTTTACTGTTTTACTAGCATAATTACTTAATCCTGTAAATGTAGTTCCAGCACTACCTATTACAAAAGTTGTACTATGATCTAACGTATTATCTTCTGTACCCATTTCTTCTATATAATAAGAACTATCTCTATATACTGTGAAGAATAATCTACTACCTACTGCTTCTACACTTGTAAATGTAGAACCAGATGTTGTTTTCCATTCAGTCCAACCAGCTAATTTTTCAGAACGTACTGCATGAAACACCCCAGCAGTACCATCTGAGTTTATAAATATAGCATATGATTCTGGTCTTTCTGCTGTGCCTTGTAATATAGTCATATCTACTGGTGTATTTATTAAATGACTAGCTAGTACACTTACATTTGTAGCACTATATGATAATTCTAAATCTGTAAATAATAATTCTCTTACTGCTCTGCCATGTTTCTGAACAAACAATACTCCACCTTCTAAAGATTTTACATTTACATGACTACATCCATGTGTGGTTTGTCTTCTTGCTGTAAAATTTCCTGGAGTTAAAACTGCTGAGTTTGCTTGTGGGCAAAAAAACTCTCCGTTTGCTGTAAATATAAGTAAATGTCTATTAGAAGATAAATGTCTTATATCTGCTACTTGTGATGCACCAATACTAGATTGTATACTATCACTATCATTTGCTTCTCCTACATCAAAATTAAAATATTCATCTACCTTTGATGCCCATACCCAGTCTGGTAAACTAGATGAACCACCGAACCACAATCTACCATCATGAAATGTTGATGATGCTGGATAACCTCTTACTGTACTATATACTTGTTCTTCCCATCTTGAATTAGCTTGATTTGCACTTGTTATAAAAACTGCTGTTCCACCACCAGCAGAAGTATTGTTAGCATTTGCACTTCCACCAGCAGTAAATGTATATGTATCTTCATCAAGAACTGTTATAGTTTTACTACCATTAATATCACTTGCTGATATACCTTCTATACTATTTGATCCACTAAAAGTAACTGATGCTCCATTTGCTAAACCATGTAAAGGATCACTAACTGTAATAGTTTTAGTTCCGTTTTCTGTTGTAAAAGGATCGAGTATAAGTTGTTTACGTAATGTACCTAATATAGTTGCTGTAACTTGTGTAGCACTTGTATATCCAGTTATAACTAAAGTTGTATCTTCTATTTTTAAATATACATTTACATAATTAGAATTAAAATGATCAGCACTTGATGTTAAAGTAACAGAACCAGATGTACCACTAGCTGTTAAAGTAACTCCAGCACTAGCAAACTTATAATATGGTTGATATACATTTTCTGAATCTGTATCAAAACTAAAAGCTGACCTAGTAAAAGATGTTAATCCTGTTCTTAATATTTTTTGTGTAGCCATACTTGGATGTGTAATAATCATAGTATCTCCAGCTTGACTAAATTGCATATCAAATAATATACTTGTTGTCCAAGGGCATCCTGTAATTGATTGTGCTAAAGCATTAGTTTCTAAATAATATATATCTACTCTAGTATTACCAAATGCCATAATGTATTGCTCATTATCATCAAAATCAAAACCTATAAGTCTAGCATTACCAGACAAACTTGCATATCTTTTTGTACCATTTCTTCTTTTAAATCCACCTTGAGAAAACAAAGCAACATTTTGCATTTCTTTAGCACCATTTGCATAAGCATTTACATCACTACGCATATTCATTAGTGGGTCTAATTCACCAGCTTGAAAAGTTGTTTTAAGTTGTCGTAGTATTGATCTTGTTTTTGCCACTATTACTCCACTAAACCTTCTATTTTACCAAGTCCAGTAGAGTTACGAGTATTATTAAATCTAGTAACTCGAAGCCTACTAGATGTTCTTTGTTGTGCATCAATGTTTTTTGCTATTGCTAATTGTCTATTAGCTTTTGTTTCTAAAGAATCTGATAGTGCTGTATTTTGTGCTACAGAAAAAGCAAATATAGAAGCTAATGTTAATTCTGCTGTAAATATAAAATATGCTGGAAAAAATACTTCTGGATTTGTTGCTGACTCATCATAAAAAGTATAATCTGCATATACACTATCGCTTGATACTGCATCATTATAAACCATATCACCATATCTTTCAAATTTTATAGGCATATCATTAACAAATACTCCATGTAATCCTACTAACTCAGAAGGTAATTGGTATGCACTATCCCATTTATGATCTGGTGCATCTGTTAATCTGGATAATTGTGATTGTTTACTAGCAAACCTCCAACGATAACTTGATAACATATTTTTAATTGTATCTAAGTACAAGTTACTTGCTACTGTACTTTCTGTTGTGCCATCTGAAAAAGAAGTAATAGGACTTGCTCCTATCATTACTAATGCTCTTGCACATATATCTATTTTTGTTGTAGCCATATAATGTTAGGGGGAGTTACCTCCCCCATACTCCGTTAAGCAAGTAATGCTACTGTTACTGGTGTAGCACCAGTTGCAGATGTTACAGTTGCTAGGTCTACTGTTGGTGATCCACCACCAGTTGCTCCTATAATAACTATTACATCAAATTGCTTTAATTCATTAGTTACACTACTAAAGTAACCAGAATCATCAATAGTGCCTACTGCATCTGTAGATTTGTAAATCCACATTCCAGGATTGGCACCACCAACCTTAAATAGATTTGTTGCATCTAAAGCCATTTGTACCTCCTATTCAGTTATTTGCACTTCAAAGACTGCGTTATCGTCAATCAAGACAACACCCAAGCTCATATATGCAGTTATTAAATTAGACACTCTTTCAGGAATGTAGTTGATTTCTGTTGTTACATCAGCTCCCATAGCTACACCTAAACCAGTTCTATGATATGCAAAACATTGTCTTCTACCACCTGTTGATGGTAAACCACTATGTATCATCCACATAAAACCGAGCCACCTTTTTGCTACCATTCCACCTTTAAATGGAAGTTCATCTGGTCCAATAAAGTCAGCATCCGTAAATGCCGCTATCTGTAACAGATCAACCCAACCATCAGGTGATACAATAAAGTATCTATCACCATCATCAGGTATATCATTCTCACCCATTTGAGCAAACACAGCTTCAATCTTAGCTTGTGTTAAACCATTTGAGTCAGAGTTACCTGATAGATTTGATGTACCATCAAGAGCAGTAGTGATTAGTTCATCAGTTTTTCTTCCTAATGCACCAGCACTACTTTGTGCTACTACCATTCTTTCATCAATGTTGGTTTTTAATTCGTCAAGTCTATCTACATAGTCAGCACTAAAGTAATCCTGTAAGGTTACTGTTACATTACTATGGTCGATATTCATTATTGGCACTTGTCCATGACGTGATTTTTGGACAGCAGAGCCTTTTCCTACTTTTTGAAAAACTGTTTGATTACCATTGACACTTGGCTTCTGTCTAATGGTGTCCTTGAGTTTTGATCCCATTCGCTGATAAGCCATGTGAACATCACTCTCAAACTGTTTTATAAAAGCAGTGCTTATTCCTACAGACATAAGTCCTCCTTATAAAGTTAATAAAAGTTTCACCGAGTTTATCTAGCTTATCTTTGTATAGTTATCCAGAAGGGCAATACTCTAATATTCTAGGACTACTAATACATCTATAACGAAAGTTCTCTGCTTTTGCAACGAGAAAATTTTATAAAGTCAAGATTTTTTCTTTTAACTGTTTCATGATCAAACCTACATTCAAGATGTTTTAGTAATTTTACTGCTTTTTTATTATCAATCCACACATAATTGTATAGAATTTCGTAAGGTTTGTGTATTAAATCTACCCATTTTTTGCTTAAAAGTGCTAATTTCATAGGTTTTGTAAAGGCTTTATCATTAGCAAGTAACCATACTCTAGCTAATCCTATGCTTTCTCCTACAGTTCCACCCATTAAAACTGGCTCTTTACCATAAAAAAGAGTAAATGTTTGTGCATTTTCTTGTCTTAATGGATACAATAATGCTGTAACTGGATCAGTACCACAAGCTTCTACTTCCATTATATCTTGTTTTCTCATAGTTCTTGCTAATGACATAGCATCTTTTTCTGTTGATGGTCGAACAGAAATACATTTTTTACAAATCATTTATATAACTTATCAAAAGCAGAATCTATTTGTTTAACGTAGTTTTCATCTCTATTTGTAGGATGCCAGTATCTTCTATCTTTCATCATCTCTTCTAAATCCTGTCTTGTCTTACCTGATGATACAGTTGACTCTGGTGCTTGACTCATACTTTGTTGCATCATAGTCATTATTTTTTCTACTGTTTCAACTCCACTAGAAGAAGAACACAACATCTCTAATGCTGGTCTTTGTGCTTCATTAAAATTTTTATTTACCCATAATGATACAGCTTCAATACGTTGATTAGCATTTTCACCTAGTTTTTTCTTTTCAGTTTCTATATCTATCTGTGGTTGTGATTGAATAAATAAGTCTATTCCTTTATCAAATGCTTCTTGACCTAATTTATTATCATGACAATATTTTCTCCACCCATCCATGAGAGGAGTATCAGTATCATATTGTTCAGGAATCTCTGGTAAATTATATTTATCTGGTGCTTCTGGTACATTTTTAATTTGTTCTTCTTGTAATTGTACTTTTATTTCTTCAGTTAAATCTTCTTTCTTTTTACCTATATAAGATTCTGCTTCAGTATAAGACTTTGCTAAACTTTCATAATCTGGTTTACCATCACTAAAAAATTTTTCTGGTAACCACTCTGGTCTTTCTGCTACTTCTCCTACTTCATCTTTTACTTCTTGTTCGCTATTTATTAGACTTTCTTGCTCTGACATTTTTGCCCTCCTTTATACGTTGTTCAATAATACCTACTAAAAATCTCATTCCTTCTCTTGCTCTCAGTTCTTGATCCGTTATATTAAATCCAGCTACACTTTCTATAGTAATACTTCTTAAATATTTTAATGTTTCTACTCCAGCATCAGTAACAAAACAAGTTAAAATAGTGCTATTTAACTTATCTTCATTAGATTGAGTTCTGCGAATCCCATCTATACTAACCTGGGGGAGGTTCTTCTTGTCTATCATTTGGTGCCATTTGTTGTAATTGTTGTTGTTGTTGCATAGCTTGTTGCATTTGCATCATAGCTTGTTCCATTTCTTCTTTACTTCTTGTAAGTTTTTCTGGTATACCAAATTTTTCTGCTAGGTATTTAGTAGCTTCATTACTATCTACTAATAGGTTTATAAGTTGTGGTCCAAATCTTGAACCTACTAATTCTAAAAATCTATTGAATCCATTTATATCTTGATTAGCTTGTGCTTGTGCTAATGGAGAAGTAGATTGTACTTTTATTTCTCTACCATTAACTGTTGGTATATTTATTCTTCCTTGTTTTTTTAATATATGTATTACTCTTTGCAATACTGGTGTTACCATCTCTGCTTGTAATCTACCAAATGATGAACCAATCTGTCTTGACAAGTCTGCCATACGTTCTGCAACTTCTGTAGCTGACATTGGTGTTCTATTAGGATCACCCAACATTTCATTATACAATGCCTTTCTAATATTTTGTCGCATATCTTTTAAAACTAAATCAGCAACATTAAAGTTACCAGCTTGTGCTATTGGTTCTAATCCACGAGATGATGGAGAACGTGGTATGATAGTTCCTGGAAGTAACTGAATTGTATCTACATTTATTATACCATCATCTTCCATTTGATACATACCAGATATTGCCATCTGTGCATTTTCTAAAATCATTTCTATAACAAGGTTACAAGTTTTTATTGCTGGCATAGAATTAAGAAGTGGTCCACGACCATACACTTCACCAGCGGCTTTACTCCAACGGAATACTACATATGGATTTGCACCTTCTCCCATAAATTGTTTTTTTAAATATATATGTTCTGGATTCGTAGAAAAAACTGTAAAGTCATAAATTTCTACATTTGGTTTATTATAATTTCTTGATACACATTCTACTAAATTTACAAAAATATCTTTACCATTAGTTAATTGTCTACTTAGTTCTGGTGGTAATGTTGCTTGTGGATATATTAATTGTATGTTTGATGCTTTTACTTTTCTTGTTCTATATACAGTATCTACTATATCATTTGGTCCAGTATCTAATGTTAATCTTGATAAAGGTACTGCTGTAAATCGTATTGGTTTTATTGCATCACCTTCTTCTATAAGCAATGCACCTGTACCTACTGCTAAATCTAAAAATGCTTCATGTATTTCTTGAGCAAAATTACTATTTTGTAAAACTTCAAATACATAATTAGTTACTCCATCTAGTTGTTCATTTACTTCTGTTCTTTCTTCTTGTGGTATTTCTGAACCAGATACTAATTCTGCCCATCTTGCATAGTTAGGAACGATACCAGCTTGTAATCGTGATGCAAATTCTTGCACACCAACCACAGCAGTTTCATCAAATATTTTATCTGTCTTTGTTTGTCCAGCAGTAGTAGGATAAAAACTCTCTCGTGCTGGCATACTGTATTCAAAACATTCTTCAAAAGTAGGTCGCCATAATTCTTTTATGCTTTCTGCTCTTTTATATCGAGCCAACATATTACCTATGTCATCCATTTCTTTTAGAATAGGTTGTGGAACTAATGCTACCATTATAATTGTTTAATTAACATTGTTGCTAACATTACCATTATAGTACCACTAAAGGCAATGAATATTGTTTCTAATCGTTTTACTCTTGAAATTATTTCTAACCATCTTTCAGAACAAACTGCTTCATGTGTATCAAGTTTTGCTTTTACTTTTTCAATTTGAGTGGTCATATTATCCTAATGTAGTATTACTTTTAGTATTTGAAAGATAGCCACCACCACTTGTAGTTAATAAACTTCTTCTACCAAAACCTTCTTGTATTTGTTTTTTTCTGGCTCTAGTAGCTTCTGCTTGATTTTGCATACCTTGTTCTCTTACCTGTGTTTCTCTAGCGGCAATGCTAGGATCAGGTTTTGGAGGAGGTGGTATATAAATTGGTGGTGCTTTTGAACTAAATAAACCTGAACACATAATTAAATCCTTTCTATAATCTTGATCGAATATCAAATATATTCCATTTCTTTCTTATATTCTTTTTTGGTGCTTTTGTAAAGACATCAAAATCAGTTTTTGCTTGTACCACTTTTGCTGGATTCAAAGACTTAGTTATATTTTTTCCTTCACCAGCACCCAACATCAGATATTGTAATGCATCATGTACATGAGAGTAATGATTCTTATCTGGTTTATCAGTATACCTTTCACCAGATACTTGCATACGTCTATACTGATACCCACCTTCAAAACCTTTGATTAGATGTTTACAGCTTTTATCTATAAGCACTCCTGATTTACCTTCAAGTAATCTACTCAATGGAGCATTAACAGATTCTATACGTAACGATACATCATTGGATGGTGCTGGAATGGCACGAATACCAGCACCACGTAGTATTTGGAAAGGGGTAGACTCATCAGTCTGTGCCCTGTAATCCCCAGCTGGGTCCCCAAATATTCGTGCTACTGGTATATTGCGAAACTTGGAGTGCATTTCTTGTCTAAGCAATTCTCCAAAACGTACCATACCCATATCTTGTGCTACGATCTCATGTAAGATTATCCATCTCCCTCGGACTTGTTGAGCAAATACACAAGCTGGTGTTAAACCAAAATCTATACCAACATAGTAGGGAACTTCTGCTGGGAGTATTGGTTCTTTAGCTACGTGAATATCTGCTGAAAATTGTTTGTAAACTGGTTTACCATCTTCTATTGTTCCTAGTCTATTCATCACATACACATCAATCCAAGATTTAGTTTTACCTCTTATAATAGAAGAATAATAATCTGCCATTAAATTCATTTTATTTTCTGCTACTGGATTGATTGCATAGTTTTCTACTTCGTGGTTATTATTTTTTTTCTCTATCATTCCAGCTGGTTGTGTAAAAAATTTCCAGTTATCAGGTTTAACTAACATCATAACTTCTTCTCTTGATAGATGTTCTGGTGGTGGTGCATCTCCACTCATGACTGACCACCAATGATCTTCGTCTGGTGCATTGGTATCTGCTATAACACCATACCAACTTGGTCCACCATCTTTCATAGAAGGGTATCTACCTACACGCATAGTACCAGCATCTATAATTGGTTTTGCTATTTCTCTGCTTTCATTAAAGAAAAGAAAAGTTAATTCTAAAGATAATAATTTTTTAACATCTTCTGGTCTATCTAAAGCTAGAAAGATAACTTCTAAATCTACATCACCTATTTTAACTCTATGCGTATAAGGTGGCGACCAATTCATTTTACCAAATTCTTTTTCAGGAAACCAATCTAACCAAGTCTTCATTGTGGTGGTACGTAACTGAGGATTAGTATTACGCACAATAGCTACTCTACTTTTACGAATACCATCTGGAGATTTTTTTTGAGCCAATGCTCTACGGAATACTTCTATACAACAAGCAACAGATTTGCCTGAACCAACTGGTCCACGTATACCACGAAAGAAACTATTGTCTTTCATAAAATTTTTTAATATCTGTCCGTCTGGTTTGTATTTAAATAGCATTAGTCAACGTGATTGTTGTCTACTGCAAACTTAATCATCTTACCAGCTAAGTCTGGACCGACTGCATTTATAAACTTATCAACTTCACTATTAGTTAAAAGTTCATTGGGATAAAATTTTAAATGCGTACTACGTACAATAGTACGAAGTCTATTCAAATCTTTTAAAGATAGTTGTCTTATAAACATATTAACAGTTCCATGCTCTTAATGATTTATTAATTCTTGAATTAGGATCACGAGCTGTCTTCTTGCTCGTTAACTTCTTCTTCATTCCTTTCATCCTTGCACAAAAGGAAGCACGTCTTTTATTACCTACTACTTTACTAGGTGCTTTAAGATTTCTTTTCTTACCAGTCTTGGTACGACCTTTATTATAACTAGCACGACCTTTTGCATTTAATCCACCTTTAGGATTCTTACCTTCTTTACGTTGCCATGCTGGTGATTTTGCCATTACTTCTTTTTCTTTCTTTTAAAGGTTGCTACGTTTGTTGGCTTACCACCAACTCCTTGTTTGACTGCACGTTTTCTTTTTACTGCTGAAGCCTTTTGTGATGCAGTCATCTTTCTTGCTTTAGCTATTGGTACACACTTTGGGTATTTACGTTTTGATCCTTTGCTCCTACCACATGGTTGATACTTACCATTCTTCTTTGGTGCTCCAATATCAACCCACTTCTCACCAACCCATTTACGTAAACTCATATTCTACGTATCCATCTATACAATGCATATGCTCCTAGACCTAATAGAATATAACAGATACCATCAAACCAAGATATGTTGTGTAGTGTTTCTATTAATTCAGGAGTTATGTTCATGCACGTTTCCTTTTACGTGTAGTTTTTTTCTTAGCAGACTTTGGTTTAATCCTACCAGAGCAAACACCAGAAGCATACATATTAGCATAAGCACTTGGGTATACTTTAAATTTTCT